AACGAACTGTTGTCTACGATGCAGTTGAGCCGTCCCAACTTTGGTAACTTGACCTCTGGTGGTTCTGCTGGTGATTCGATTCCTTTGGCTCCTCGCTACCCCGGTCAAACTGGCGCATCAACAACGCTCGTTTCGCCCTTGGCAGTGATTGCCCGTATGGGTCGCTTGTTGGATCAACAGTTTGTTGACACACAAGGTCGCTGGTTGGTTGTTGACCCCGTGTTTGTCGAGTTGCTGAAAGACGAAGACAGCCGTTTGCTGAATGGTGACTTCGGTGGTTCTGGTTTGCAGAATGGTCTGATCCTGAACAACCTTCATGGCTTCCGCATCTTCGTTTCCAACAACCTGCCAAAGATTGGTACTGGCGCTGGCACCACTGGTGCTTCTGCTCAGTCTTCTAACTTCGGTGTGATTGTTGCTGGTCACGACTCTGCTGTTGCCACGGCTCAGCAAATCACCAAGACAGAAACCTATCGTGATCCCGATAGCTTTGCTGACATCGTGCGTGGTATGCACCTGTATGGTCGCAAGATTTTGCGTCCTGAGGGCATCGTCACTGCTAAATATAACGCCGCTTAAGGGGAACACTAATGGCAACTATTACAACTCTCTCTAACGCTGTCGGCGCAGCTACACAGCCTGCTCGTAGCGTCCGTCCCCAGCCCTATGTGGTGGAAAACACCATTAGCTTGGCTGCTGCTGTAACAGCAAAGGGTAGCGCACTTGCTGCTGCTGATGTGATTGAAGCTCTCCAGATTCCCGCACAATCTATTGTGCTGGCTGCTGGCTACGAAGTTACATCTGCTGTCACTGGTAGCTGCACAGTTAGCTTGGGTGTCACTGGTGTTACCGCCGCTGCTTATGTTTCAGCTTTTGCTGTAACTGGCTCAACGGCTGTCGGCACTTATGCAACCCCTGCCACTGCTGGTTATCCCATCGTGTCTCAATCTGCTGATACATTGGACTTGTTGCTTGTCACTGAAACCACAACTCTCAGTGCTGGCTCCATTCGTGTGTTTGCTGTGATTGTGGATGCACAAGACAAAGTTGGCCCTGCCTCAGTTGACCGTGAACAGTTGGCTTAAAAGCTAACTAAACCAAGGGGCAGCTTCCACAAGAGGTTGCCCCTTTTTTGTTTATACACAGAAAGATATTGCAATGGCTATCACTTCTGCTCTTTGCACAAGTTTCAAAAAAGAGTTGCTTGAGCGTAAGCATGACTTTAACGCTACTAGTGGGCACACTTTTAAGATTGCTCTCTACACTTCATCTGCTTCCCTTGATGCTGCAACCACAGCTTACACAGCTTCCAATGAAGTGGTAGGCACTGGTTATACCGCTGGAGGTATTGCTCTTACAAACATTGACCCAACATCCAGCGGCACTACAGCCTTTGTAGACTTCGCTGATGCCACTTGGGCCAGTGCTACCATCACCGCTGCTGGTGCTCTAATTTATAACACCACCACTGATGGTGGATCTGCTACTACCAATGCTGTAGCTGTCATCTCTTTTGGTGGAGACAAGACATCTACCAATGGTGACTTTGTTGTTCAATTCCCCACAGCAGACGCAAGCAACGCCATCATTCGTATTGCTTAAGGAGTCGTAGATGGCTACGACTACAAGGTCTGGAGCTATCTATAGCATAGGTGTCTATGGCACCTCTCGCTATGGCATAAGCAATGTAGCTTATGTTCCAGATGGTGTGCAGGCATCAGCCACTAGCGATAGTGGTGTAGTTATTTCAGGCGATTCCAACCATGTGGTTGTCAGCCTAGTAACCCCTGCTTCTGTTGGTAGTGTTGGTGTAGTTGGTGTGGCTGTCACCAGCCTTATTGGTGTGTCAGCTACAGGCTCTGTAGGCACCAACTTCACATTCAGCTTAGCTTGTAAGTTCACACCCTCAGGAGTGGCCTCTACAGGCTCTGTAGGCAGCGTAAATGTGTTGGCTAAGGCCAAGGTATTGCCAACAGGTTTGGCGGCTTCTGGAGCCTCTGGTAGCGTTTCTGTTGTGGCTAAGGCTGTGGCAGCAATTACTGGTGTGTCAGCCACAGGTGCTGTTGGTACAGTTGAAGTAAGAAGTATTAATAGAATACCAGTGACAGGTATTGCGGCTACAGGAAGTGTTGGTAGTTTAGTAGTAGTGGCTAAGGCTAATGTTGCTTTAGTTGGTGTAGGTAGCACAACCAACAGTGGAAGTGTTGATGTGGTTGCAAAGAGCAATCATATTCTTTCTGGTGTTTCTGGTACAGGAGCTATTGGCACTGTTGCTGTTCGGGTTGGAATCTCAGTATCATTAACAGGAGTAGCTGCAACAGGAAATATTGGTGCAGTATCTGTTACAACTACAATATTCGATTATAATGCTGTAGCTGCTTTATATGATAGAAGCCGTGCAGTGTTGGTAGAGAGAAGATCTACGGCTATTGAGAGAACAGCAGTGGTAGGTTTTATGGATAGGAAGGTGTATGTTGAAAGACAAACAACATCACCAGAAAGAAGTTCAGTGGTAGAACTATTACCCAGAAGAGCTTATATGTATAGAAAAACTTCTTCGTCTGATAGAAGTGTTTTAGTTGCTTAAGGAAACTTATGTCGTTTAGATGGCCTAATAAAGACCCAGATGAAACATTAGACTACAGTGTTGATTGGTCTAGATGGCTTAATGGGGCAACCATTTCATCTGTTGTTTGGTCTGTTGATAACTCTTCTGGAGTGAAGACAACCATTGCAGCTAGCTCCACTGTTAATGGCATTCAGAATGTTTCTCAGACAATTAGCGGCGGTGTTGCCACTATTAACTTAGGGCTAGGCACTGCCAATACTGAATATAAATTTTATTGCACTATGTCAGACAGTAGTGGTAATGTGGCAGAGCGTGTCATCAGGCTGCGAGTGAAAGAACAATAATATGGCATACAACTATTTAGACTTGGTAAACGAAGTTAATAGAAGGCTCAATGAAGTTGAGCTTACCTCTGCCAACTTTGCTTCATCTGTTGGTTTCTATGCCCATAATAAAGATGCTGTTAATGCAGCCATCAGAGACATCAACCACACCCATTATGAGTGGCCTTTCAATCATGTGCTGGCTGAGGAAACCCTTACAGCAGGCACCATTCGTTATGCCTTCCCCAGTGATGCCAACACCATCGACTTTGATACTTTCCGTATTGAAGAGAACACCACTTTTGGTAATGCCACAGTGAAGCTAACCATTCTTTCCTACGAAGACTATTTGTCTAGATATATCGATCACGAATATACAACAGACTCTTCAAAGAGAGAAGTGCCTTCATTTGTGTTTCATGCTCCTAGTTTGGAATATGGTGTTGTGCCTGCTCCTAATAACGCATACACAATTTTCTATGAATATTATAGAGTTCCTGTAGATTTGTCTTCATATTCAGATGTGCCTTCCATTCCTGAGAGATTTAGGCATGTGATTATTGATGGTGCTATGGCATATGCATATATGTTTAGAAGTAATGAGCAGTCTGCTGTTATGTCTAAGAATAAATTTGATGAAGGCATTAAGAGAATGCGCTCCATGTTGGTGAACAGATATTCTTATGTTCGTTCTGGAATGATTAATACCACACAAGCTTCTGCTTTTGGGGACAGGGTTAAGTAATGGCTGACGCTTGGCAAACATATCCTTTTGAATTTAAGGGGGGACTCATCTCCTCCCTTTCTCCACTTCAACAAGGAACCAATGCTCCCGGCAGTGCTAGAACACTAAAGAACTTTGAGCCTTCTGTTGAGGGTGGGTATAAAAGAATTGAAGGCTTCACTAAATATGACAGTGCCTTTGTCCCTGCTTATGGCTTTCCTAAGGTGCATGGCAGCGGTCAAACAGGAACAACTCTTGTCTTAGGAAACATATTTACCACTCCTGTTGTTGGTGGCACTCTCACCATTGCAGGTGTTACAGGCACATACACAATTGCTGGTGCTGGTGTTTCATACGACAGCACAAACAAGAGAGTGACATTAACACTCACCACTTCTATGGCTAGCAGCCCTGCTGATTTAGCTGCTGTCACCTTCACTTCTCATGCAGGCACAGTTAAAGGTGTTGCTGCTTGGGAAGACCAAGTGATTGCTTATAGAAACAATGACTTATATAAATCAACAGGCACTGGCTGGGTGAAGCTTAATGTTCCTTCTTATGGCACAGTGTTGGTTAATGGTGGTAGTCAGACAGGAACCAGTTTAATTGTAGATGGATTGACAGATGCTCCAAAGGCTGGAGACACATTCACAATTGCGGGTGTTCAGAAAGTTTATACTGTTTTGTCTAATGCCACAGTGACAACTGGTGGAGCCACATTAAGCATCAATCCAGCCTTGGCTTCTAGCCCTGCTGATAATGCAGCCATCACATGGCTCACAGCTAACTACACTGGTGGTGTTAAGCTGAGAACAGAAAAATATAGAATGAGTAGCACTGACAAGATTGTTGGTGTGGATGGTGTTAATTATCCATTCATTTGGGACGATTCTTCATTCTCTCTTATTAATGATGCCACCACTGACTTGCTTGGTGCTACTTTTGTAGTTTCTTTTAAAAATCATTTGTTCTTTGCTAAAGACGATCAAGTTATTTTCAGTGCTCCATACACAGACACTGACTTCTCTCCTGCCACAGGAGCAGGTGTCATTGTTGTCGGTGGCACCATCACTGGACTCATTGTATTTAGAGAAGCCTTGATCATCTTCACAGAGCGCACCATCAATCAAATTACAGGTAGTGCAATCTCTGACTTTGTATTACAACCCATTACAAGAAAAGTTGGATGTGTGGCTAGTGACACCATACAAGAGATGGGTGGTGATGTGATGTTTTTAGGCCCAGATGGCTTACGCTTGCTGGGTGCTACAGACAGAGTGGGTGACTTCAACTTGGGGCTGGTTTCTAAAACCATCCAAAAAGAAACCACAGAGCTTATCTCTTCTAACAGCAGCTTCTCTAGTGTGGTGATTAAACAGAAGTCGCAATATAGACTTCTTGGCTATAGTGCTAACATCACTGCCAACAGTGCTAAAGGCATATTAGGCACACAGATGGCTGGGGATAATACCTCTTCCATTGCTTGGGGTGAAACAACTGGCATTAAGGCTTATGTTGCTGATAGCTATTACTTAAATCAGACAGAGATAATTGTCTTTGCCCATGATGATGGGTATGTATATAGGATGGAGAGTGGTAATAGCTTTGATGGTGCAAATATTGTGGCTTCTTTTGCCACTCCCTACATACACATCACTGACCCTAGAGTGAGGAAGACATTCTATAAGATGTTTCTCTATACCAATCCTCAGGGCAGTGTAACCACCTCTGTCAATTTGAAGCTAGACTTTGATGATTTTGGAAGCATTCAACCAGAAACCATCACCCTGTCTAACAACACAGGAAGTGTAGGCTTTTATGGTACAAGCACTGCAAAATATGGTACAACTGTATATGGCGCAAAGCTTAAAAAGCTCTTCCAGACACAGGTGATTGGGTCTGGTTTTTCAGTGTCTTTACAATTTGTATCAGACAGCCAAGACCCACCTTTTTCGTTGGATGCTGCCACGCTGGAGTATTCTTCACATGATAGAAGATAAGGAAATCTTATGACAGGTTATGTTCGTACAGATACTGTAAACAACATTGCAGATGGCAATGTGATTAGTGCCGCCGATTTAGATGGTGAATTTAATGCGGTGCAGGCTGGGTTTAATAGCTCAACAGGGCACACACATGATGGCACTTCTGCTGAGGGTGCTCCCATTACAAAGCTTGGCCCAGTGCAGGATGTCACAATATCTACAACTGTGCTGGGTGTTAAGACCACCAACACTGTTGACTTAGGCACAAGCTCATTAAAGTTTAAAGACTTCTATTTGGCTGGTGCTGCCTCTATTGGTGGCACACTAGGTGTTACTGGAGCCACCACACTATCAGCAGCATTAACATATGGTGGTGTCACACTAAGCAATGCTGTGACAGGCACTGGCAACATGGTGTTGTCAGCTTCGCCAACAATCACTGGCACCATCACCGCTGCTGCTGCTAACTTCTCTGGTGCTGTTGCTCTTAATGGCAATGCCACAATTGGTGACGCTGACACCGACACCATCACACAAGCAGCTTCGTATGTAACTGGCACTCAGCTTAAATCAGCTAAGACAGCCACCAACACTTTGTCTCTTGCCGCCTACGATGTGGACGGCGCAGCCTATACCAATCTAATCACTCTCACGGCAAGCAATACGCCGACATTGGCTCTTACATCTACGGGTGTAGGCACTATCAA